CTTTTAATGTAACTGCTGGAGGAAGTGTTTATAGTGTAGAAGCTATTCCGTGGAACGAACAAGCACTATCAGACGAAACACAACTAGTAAAAGAAGATTTTGACATTAAAGGCGAAACAGTAGCAGAGCTTTTACAAACAGGTCCAGAGAGTTTAGCAGCATTAATGAACTCTAGAGAAATTGCATTAGAAGGATCAGGAAACAAATCAACTGGCAACCAATACGTTATTATATTTCCTAACAGTAGAACAAGTGCAAGTGGTGAAATAATTTCACCCCCGCCTGCAGAAGAAGGTGCAACTACAGGGTCGGCATCTACAGGTGAACCAGGTTCGGAAAGAGAACTTACACAAGAACGAAAGCAACAAATTTTTGATGCAATTACAGGCATAACTAATGGAGATGTTCCTGCTGACTTTGATGCAGAATTAAGCAAACTTACTGGAACAGTAATACGTAGATCTAATTTAGGTGAAAGTTTTAGAGAATATGCAGAAAGAGCCGAGAATGCTAATGCAATAGGAAGTTCGCAAATTTCAAAATCTTATCTTGACGGCGGTGAACAAGCATTTGGTAGGCCAGCATTTGTTGAAGACTTAGACGATGATCCCGAAGGAACAACAGTATTTAAAAGAGGCAACATAACAATATCAGAAGGCGGCCGCAGAATTAACTTTAAAAAAGGTACTAGGGTACAAGATGTAATTGAAGAAATTGTATTGTTATCACAATACGGTAGAGATTTTGCAACTGAGAATCCTGATGAGAAAGGTAATAAAACTTGGTTTAGAATTGACACAGATGTGTTTAATGTTACAGATAGTGACAATGTAAGTCAAACTGGTTCAGCCCCAAAAATATATGTTTATAGAGTTGTACCATTTGAAGTAAACAGCTCTAAATTAAATTCTCCTACGCAACCAACAAAAGGAATTAGTAATTTACAACGTCAGGCTATGAAAGAATATAATTATATTTACACTGGCAAAAATGACGACATTATTAATTTTAATATCGAATTAAAGTATGCATTCTTTACTGCAATACAAAGTGATTTAGGCCAAAACATTCAAGATACACAGAATTCAGGTGCTAATAGTATAGCAGCACAAAATGCCCAACCTATTTACGGTACTAACAATGGACGTAACGATTCTATTCCTAGTACAGGAACAGGAAGTCAACAACAGGTAACACAAACACGAACCGGTAGTAGTATTGGCGGAACACAAGTTCATCCCGAAACACAAGTTGCTAGAACGTTAAACGATGCTGTTGTAAACAGTAATGTTGACTTAGTAATGGCAGAAATGGATATATGGGGAGATCCTTATTATATTGCAGATAGTGGAATGGGAAATTATCACGCACCGAGCGGCGAAAGTCCAAATATTGATGCTAATGGCGCAATGGATTATCAATATGGAGAAGTTGATGTATTAGTTAATTTTAGAACTCCTATTGATGTAGGCAACGACGGAGAAATGATATTTCCAGAATTAGGCACAAAAGTTGTAGGACAGTTTAGCGGCCTTTATCAAGTTACAATGGTAAGAAATAAAATTAGTCAAAACAAGTTTACACAAATGTTAACAATGCTACGTAGAAGAAATCAAGAAACAGACACTACTGCTGAGCCACAAACACAAAATACAGAAACAGTAGTAGAACAAGGACCGCAGGCTTCTATTACTAATGGTACAAACGGAGCAGCAGGCGTTATTAGTGAGCAGCAAAGAATGCTAAACGAACAAATGGAAGGCTTTGAAGACGAAACTCCAGCAGCAAATAGCACTACTGGTACAGGAGGAACAGCAAATCCTGGAACAAACACAACTCCTACTACGCAACACGGATACGATGAAGTTGGTGTAGTGCCTGGACAAACTCGCAGACCCGGATCAGTTGGTTACGGACAAGGACAAGTTGATCCAAGACTTGCTAGTGCAGCAGGAATAGGTCCTAATAGTGGCAGTCTTGTAGGCGATGACGTAGGAGGAGCATAATGTCAACTGATGCATATTCACAAAATACTGGCGAAGTAAAACGTACAACGTCTGAAGTTGATTCAAATAAACACAATCCCGGACCGTTTATTGCTGTGGTAAAAAATCATCTAGATAGTCAATTTATGGGCAGACTAGAAGTAATGCTTCAAACAAAAAGCGGCAGTGGTAACAGCGAAGACGAACCTGGTAAAACAGTGCCTGTAAGTTATCTAAGTCCTTTTTGGGGTATTACACCTTATAAAGGCGTTACTGAGAATGAAGGTCATCAGTTTAGTCAAAAGAGTTATGGTTTTTGGGGTGTTCCGCCAGACGTTGGCGCAAAAGTACTTGTTATTTTTGCAGAAGGCGGACAAGGCTTTTGGATTGGGTGTATTCAAGAAGACTACACCAATATTCTTACACCTGGTGGTCCTTTTACTAGTACTACTTTTAACACAGAAGATAACACTAAAAAACTTCCAGTTGCTGAACCAAACAAAAAAACTAGTGATGGCACACAACGTAATGTAACAAAAGAATTAAAACCTGTTAATACTGATGCTAAAGCAATATTAGAAACTCAAGGTTTGCTAAATGACGAATTTAGAGGTACAACAACTTCTAGTGCTAGACGCGAATTACCAAGTATGGTTACAGGATTTAGTAGTCCAGGACCAGCAGATAGACGAGAGGGTGCGCCTAAAGTAACTTATGGTGAGAATTTTGCACAATCAGTTGTACCGCAAAACCGCTTAGGCGGCTCTAGTCTAGTATTTGATGACGGCGATGCAACACTTTTAAGAACAAAGCCTGCCGGAGGCCCGGATGGTGCAGCACCTGAATATAAAAATAAAGAAGCAGGCGAAGAAGGCGGAGATCCTACTTTACCGCACAACGAACTTGTACGTCTAAGAACACGTACAGGGCATCAAATTTTAATGCACAATACAGAAGATTTTATCTATATTGCAAACGCTAAAGGAACAACGTGGATTGAATTAACAAGCAACGGCAAAGTAGACATTTATGCAGCAAGTGATGTAAGCATTCATAGTGAAGCAAACATGAATTTTAAAGCCGACGGAAGTATGTATTTTGAAGCAGGTGCAGATATACATATGAAAGCAGGTACAAACATATTTCAAACCACTGGAGCAAATTGGGAAATTAAAGCAGGCGCTGACGGCAAGATAACAACCGCAGCAAACTTAGATTTAAGTTCTGGTGGCGACACAAGATCAAATGCTGCTAATACTCATTGGACAGCAAGTTCGCATACACATACTGGCAACATTGAACAAAATGGCACAGCAGCAACAGCAGCAACAGAAGCGGCTGAAGCAGATCCTAGTAAACGTGTCCCAGAACACGAACCTTGGTTTGGGCACGAACACCTTCATATCGAAGGCGAAGAAGATTATTACGGAAGTGCTACACAAGAAGATGTTGCTGCTACGCCAGATACATTTGCACAAAGCACTACAAGACCTGCAAACTCTACACCTAGCACTCCGCCCCCTGGAACAACACCGGCTGCAACAACAGCAGACCCTGCAACACAGACAGCAGAAGAAGCATCGCAGGGAGTTATACAAACTCCAACATCTACAAGTACAGGTACAGGTCTTGGAGGACTCTTTAGTGGGTTAAGTAATCTAGCGTCTGGAATTAGTAATGCTATTAGTAATCTTACTAATGGAATAACGTTAGGATCTGTAGGAGAATTAACAAGATCTATAGACTTTAATACAATTAGATTCCCAGCAGCACAAACAGTAATTAGAGAAATGGACAGAGTAGCAAGCCCGTCAGAATTAAATAGAGTAATAACTGGCGCTGCAACAGAAATTCAAGGCGTTGCTGGACAAATTGCTCCTCAAGCAGCATCAGCAATGCGCGATTTAAGAACACGTTTAGCAAGGGTAAATACATAAAATGAGTACAGTAGAGAAGAACATATACAAGCAGATTACAGTTCCTAGTAATCAAAAATCACAACCTGTTCCTGAAAGCAGAGCATACAGAGGTATCTCTACAGTAGATCCTGATGCTACAAATGTTGTTCTTTACGATATTGAACTTATTAAACAGGATATTATTAATCATTTCCATATTAGACAAGGTGAGAAATTGTCAGATCCTAAGTTTGGAACAATAATATGGGACGTACTATTTGAACCGCTTACAGATGATCTTAAAGACGCAATAGTACGTAATGTATCTAAAATTATTAACTTTGATCCACGAGTTAATGTAGATCAAATTATAGTTGACAGCTATGAAAGCGGCATCCAAATTGAGTGCGTATTAACATATTTGCCTTACAATATATCAGAATCGATGCGTATGAAGTTTGATGAGAATGCTGGTTTCCTCTCATAAAATAAACTACGCACATAATTAAATCCGCTAAATAGTTTATATGAGAGGAATGAGTAATGTCATCAACAGATAGACAAAATAGATTATTACTTGCTGAAGACTGGAAGCGAGTATACCAAACATTTAGAAACGCTGATTTCAAGAGTTACGACTTTGATAACCTTCGTCGTACAATGATTAACTATCTGCGTCAAAACTATCCAGAAGACTTTAATGATTACATTGAATCAAGTGAATACCTAGCATTAATTGATCTTATTTCATTCCTTGGACAAAACATTGCATATAGAATTGATTTAAATGCAAGAGAGAATTATTTAGAACTTGCAGAACGTAGAGAAAGTGTACTACGTTTAGCTCGTTTACTATCTTATAATCCTAAACGTAATCAAGCCGCAAATGGATTATTAAAAGTTGCTTCGGTGTCAACTACTGAAGAAATTACCGACTCTAACAATATTAATCTTGAAGGACAAACTATTGTATGGAACGATCCTAGTAACCCCGATTGGTTCGAACAATTTACACGAGTAATGAATGCAGCTCTGCCTGTAAACAATACTTTTGGTAGACCTGTAAAATCTGAAACAATTAGTGGAATACCTACAGAGCAGTATCGTTTAAATTCTACAAACAACGAGGTGCCTGCTTATAGTTTTAGTAAAACAATTGACGGAAGAAGTGCAGTATTTGAAGTAGTATCAAGTGACTTTGGTACAAGCGATATTAGAGAAGAAGCACCATTTCCTGGTAACAACTTTGCCTTACTTTATAGAGATGACGGCAAAGGTGCAGCAAGTTCAAATACAGGTTTCTTCTCACACTTTAGACAAGGTAAATTAGATCAAGGTACGTTTAATGTTACTAATCCAAGCACAAACCAAGTAGTTGCTGTTGACGCAACTAATGTTAACCAAACAGACGTTTGGTTGTATAAACTTGATAGTTTAGGAAATGAATTAGAACAGTGGGCTAAGGTTGACGCTGTTGAAGGCAACAACGTAATTTATAATAGTCTTTCAAGAAACGAACGTAACATTTACAGTGTTCTTACTCGTATTGATGATAGAATTAGTTTAATATTCTCAGACGGTGTATTTGGTAATTTACCACAAGGCAATTTCCGTGTTTATTATCGTACAAGTAAAAATCAACGTCTTGTTGTAACACCAGATGATATGAGAGGTATTGCTATCAAAATACCTTATGTTTCTAAACAAGGTAAAGCAGAAACAATTACAATGACCTACGCATTAGGTTATACTGTTGACAATGGAACAGTTAGTGAAACAAGTGCAAGCATTAAACGTAATGCGCCTGCAACTTATTACACACAGAACAGATTAATTACTGCTGAAGATTATCAAATTGGACCACTTACTGTAAGCCAAGAAATTGTAAAAGCAAAATCTTCAAATAGAATTTCAAGTGGTATTAGTAGATACTTTGATCTTACTGATGCTACTGGCAAATATTCAACAACAAACTTGTTTGGTAAAGACGGTGCATTATATAAAGAGTACTTAAACTTAAAAGCAGGATTTAGTTTTGAAACATTAACAGACGTAGAAGGTGCGTTAGTTAATACAGTTGAACCTATTCTTGCAAATATTAAATTAAGAAACTATTATTACGATTCATTTCCAAAACTTTTAGTTGACGATTTAGGATCATCTTGGGTACAAGTTAGTACAGCAACAAATCAAACAACAGGTTACTTTATAAATCCAAATAATGTTAAAGTAAAAGTAGGAACATTTACAGGAAGTAATAATAAATTTATTAAAGTTAATTCTTTATTAAAATTTGAAGCACCAACAGGATATCATTTCTTAAATGGTAAATTAGAAACTGGTGCACCTGATTACAGAGGCGGCTCAACATATAAATGGACAAAAATTATCACTGTAGTTGACGACGGCACTGAGCTTAATGCAGACGGCAGTGGTCCAATTGTTCTTAATGATGTTATTCCTTCAACTGCTAAACTAGTTGAAATTAGAACAGCACTTCCAAAAGCACTTACAAATGACGTTCAAGCGCAGGTTATTAATCAAATATTTGCTTATCAAACATTTGGTCTACGTTATTCACAAGCACAAGGCGAGTGGAGACTTATTACAGAGAATAACCTAGATGCAGTAAATGATTTCTCAACAGGTAAAACTGGTGATACAACTAATCAACAACTAGACGCAAGTTGGTTATTGTTATTTGAAACCGATGGTGAGAAATATACAATTACATATCGTGCAATGCGTTACGTTTTTGAAAGTGATGCAGAAATACGTTTCTATTATGATAGTAGCGATAAAATTTATAACAACTTAACAGGTAAAATTGTTAAAGATAAAATTTCAGTTTTAAACATTAATACACAACCAGATAGTTCAAACCCATTTAATGTTGATTTTGATTGGGAAGTTGTAGAAGAATACAGAGATGTTGAAGGTTATGTTGATAGTAAAAAAATACAAATTAGTTTCTTTGACGACGACGATGACGGAGTAGTTGATAATCCTGAAATGTTTGACGAGATTATTGATCCTGAAACAAACCTAGCAGACAAACTAGTATTTTTAGAATTAATAACATCAACTGATGGCGTAAATGATTATGTATTTGTAGACAAAGATTCTATTGGAGTACAAGTGTTTACAAATAAAAATTCAGTTGGTGCATTAAGTCAATACGACGACCAAGCATTGTTTTATTATATAGAAGAAGATATTTTTGAAAGATTAACAAAAGCAACTTCTATATTAACAATTGAAACAAAATACAAAGCACAAATTGGTCGTAGTAATTTAAAATTCCAATACATTCATGCAGCAGATCAAGATAATAGAATTGATCCTAGTGCAAGTAATATTATTGACACATATTTGTTAACACGCGAATATGACACACAATTTAGACTTTGGTTAGATGGTTCAAGAAGTAATAAACCGTTGCCACCAAGTAGTGACGAATTGTATATAAATTATAGTTCAGAACTTAACAGCATTAAGTCGTTAAGTGACGAAATAATTTATCATCCAGTTAAGTACAAAGTACTATTTGGTGATAAGGCAAATTCAGAGTTGCAAGCAAAATTTAAAATAGTTAAAAACTCAGACTTAGTTATTAACAACAACGAATTAAAATCTAATGTTATTAGTGCAGTTAATAGATTCTTTGCACTTGATAACTGGGACTTTGGTGATAGATTTTATTTCTCAGAACTAGCAACTTATGTAATGAATGAATTATCTCCAAATATTTCAACATTCATTATTGTTCCAGATCAAGCAGACCAAGCGTTTGGTTCCTTGTTTGAAATAAAAGCAGAATCAGATGAAATTTTTATAAGCGGTGCAGAAGTTACCGACATTGAAATTATTGATGCTGTTACAGCAAGCAGGTTAAAAGCAACCGGTAGTGTAGTAACAGAAACAGCAGTCAGCAATACAGGAATTACAAGTTCTAATACGTAAGTAAGATAGTGTATAGGATAACAAAGAATGGCATTTAACAACGATCAGACAGAACAACCATTACCAGCAGGCGGTAATCAAAAACGTAAAAGTTCTCAGCATCTACCTAAATATTTTAGAACGCAGTTTAACAAAAAGTTTTTAGCTGCGACACTAGATCAATTAATACAACCGGGTGTAGCAGAGAAACTTAACGGATACTTTGGACGTAAAACTGCTAAAGGTTATCAGTCATCTGATTTTTATATTGGTGACGTTAGTACTGACAGAGAAGATTATCAGTTTGAACCTGCGTCTGTTATTAAAGACGAACTTAATAATGTAAATTATTTTGGAACATACAATGACTATATTAATCAAATTAAAAACCTTGACGGTTCCGTTGACGATCACAGCCTTCTTAATAGACAAGAATACTATGCTTGGAATCCGCACATTAACTGGGATAAGTTTGTAAATTTTAGAGAATACTATTGGTTACCAAATGGTCCACAAAGTGTTCCTGTTGCAGGCGAAACAATTAATGTAGAAAGTACTATTAAAGTAACTGCTAGTGATGCACAAGATAATAAAGCATTTGTGTTTACACCAGATGGGTTAACAACTAATCCAGAACTTACTCTTTATAGAGGTATTACTTATAGATTTGAAATAGACGCTCCTGGCTTACCATTGTCATTTAGAACTTCAAGACGTGTTGCACCAGACTGGAGAGCAGTAAGTTTTTACAAAGCAGGCGAACAAGTACAATACAAAGGAGCAATTTATACTGCAATAGATGATGTTGCTA